TTCCTTTTTCATATTGTGACGACGAGGAATCATACGTTGGTCGGGATCTTCTCCTCCAAGCCCACCTATAGAGATAGAAATCCCCTTAAAGTGAGAATTATCTTCGTCTTCATAATCATCTTCATCTTCATCATACTCATCCTCATCATCTTCTTGCCCTTGCCCTTGCTCATCCTCATCCTCATCCTCGCCTTCATCTGTATCCTGAGAGCCAAGGGTCTCACCATCATCTTCTTCTTCACTCATTTGACGTAGTTTCTTCTTAGGTAGAAATCCACGTTTTTGTATAGGTTTTATATCGCTATCACTATCGGTTGTCGGAGATTTGCTTGCTTCTTTCTCCAGCTTTTTACGAATCTCTTCTCCAGCCTTTAAAGCTGCAGCACGAGGTGGACGACCTCGTAGTTTATTTTTAATATGTGTCGGAAGCTTTCCCTTTTTTAAACGCTTCTTATCGGAAGGACTTAGGCTTCCTTCGTCTGAATCTGTCTCATAATTATAATCAATTAAACCGGGGACATTTCCATATTCATCTACATCATCATCTTTATCTGTTGGGCCACCGCGTTTCTTATTCATTTTTCCCTTCGTATTCGGAGGAGGCATTCTAGGACTTGATGGCATTTGAAAAGTGTACCTTTTCCTTTAGCAGTAACCAATTTCAACTTTTTAAGTGCTACTCACACAAGCACATAAAAACTAAAAATATAGTAACTATTTTACTTTCTAGACCTGCTTTTCCTATTTCTGTTCTTTCGTGTTTTTCCACGGAGAACACCATTTACAGAGCGATTTAATCCACGTGTTGCTGCTACACCTGTATTTTGAGCAAAGCCAAGGACATTATTCAATACCTTTCCTGAACGAGAAAATGCAGACTTTCCAACATTTCGAGTAGCTTCTAGTAAATGATAGACGGGAGAATACGCACGCTGAAATAAACGAAGGCTCTTCTTTCCACGACGAGTCGTACTTTTTGGCATTCTACATAGTATTATACAATTAAATCTTTCAAATCCATCAATCCAAAACGTGCTTTTATACTTAAACTTGGACGAGCAACCTGGCTCTTTTTATCAATCAATCCGTTAAGCTTTTCAAGCATGCACCCTTGAATATCTGGTTTCACTTCTGTAAAGAATATGTTTGATTTTGTCTTTAAACTTTTTATAAGGCGAATTAAACAATCTACATACTCTTCTATAGTTTTGCTTTTGCCTTCAATTGTATTTAATTCCCATATAGACCGGGTAATCTTTTCAATCATTATGATAAGTTGACTTTTCTCAAGGGCATTTTGTCCTGCAAGCTCGGATAGAAAGTGCCCATATCCCATACGATATTGTTTCTTCTTTACTTGAACAGAATAGTCAGCATCAGCGTGATCCTCTACATCATCAAATATTTCAATGAATTTTGTATGATACTTTTGCATTTCAACATATATTCCAGTGTATTTTTTTGCTATCTCCGCAATTAATTTAGCAAATAAACCACAGAATAACTCTTCTAATGTTGCTTTTGTAAAGACCTTTTCTACAAAGACTTTTATAAATTCAGTTTCTCCACTATCCATAATTTGATAAATGAAATCACGTGTATCATTATACGTCATTTCCGTAAAGGCATTCAGCTTATTTCCAATAATAGATGTAAGAATTTTACCGTCAATATTTCCCTCATTTCCAGACGTAAACTTGCTTTGATATCTTCCGGGAGGCTTTACAGTGTGTGTTGGTTGAGTACGATGACTATGCCAAGGCGCATCTTCAGGGTGAGTCTTCTCTGAATTAAATCGTATTGCTCCTGCTTCTGCTGCTTCTGCTGCCACTGCCACTGCTCCTACCACTACTCCTGCTCCTGCCACTGCTTTTGCTCCTGCCACTGCTTTTGCTCCTGCTAGACCTGGTCCATTTTTCCAAGCATTATGGGGTTTTTTATCAAAGGAACGTGTTTCACTTGATTGGCCCAATGATCCCAGTTGGCCAGAACCACGAAATCCAGTTGCAGGAATCTCCATATCATATCGTAAAGTCTCAAGTAATGTATTCAATGCTGCAGGTGCAACTTTCACACCCTTTAATAGTTGTAAAATACTATCGATTTGTTTCATCTCTGGCGTAGCCGTTTCATGAGTCGTCATTGTAAGGTGGTAACACTTTTTGTTTAGGTTCTAACATTCAATTTTTGACAGGGTACCGTTCAATGAACCTCACGATAAATAATAAGCGGTACGCGGATTAATTTCATATATATCACATTTTAAATATTTAGAATGGATACGTATCTTATCAAGATACTCGGTTCTAACAATACAATCGTAAATAGCCAAATATCAGAAGCTTATACAGCATGGCCAGCCTCAATTGATATATGTCTGAAACGAGCAACTCATTTTAAGGCAATGAAAGACAAGATAGGAAGAGAAGCTGATACGGCTAATATTCTAGAAGATATTCACGAGTCAATTAGTAAATTAGAGCCACTCTTACGTGATTCATCTGATGTTGAAAAAGAGGGATTCTCGCAGGTGTTATTTGAAGGGATCCCGTGGTCTGAGATAAATTATATTCCTTTTGCCCTTGTCCTTGTATCTTTTTTTAAATCGTATATGGTACCTGTTGCAAGTCTTATGTTACCTCTTTTAACATGGATACTTCCATATATATTTTTACGAGTTATGTATAATATTCCAATTGAATTTACAGATTATACACACCTTTTATGGCGTATGTGGAATGGTAGACCTCTTCCACGAACACCCGATGAATTATATGCTCCCGATCCGCCTGTAGATTCTATTACACAAATTAAACAACTTCTTCAAAATGGATGGACTCTTTTTACATTAGGACAGGCGCTTTGGCAACCCATTCAACAAGCCCGACATTTTATGACATTGGATCGTGATTGTCTTTCTTTGGGGTCATCTGTTATAGCACTTACATCATCGTCCTCACAATTACTCTCTCGTTGGAAAGATTGGTTACCATCATGGTTTTCATATTGGACATCTCTTTGTCCACAGGAGGAAAGGCAAGCATTTGCCTTTGTTCGTGATGTTCCATATTGGCTTCCTCACATGTGTAGAGCTATAGGACGTTTCGATGCTTTATATCAACTTGCATCACGTGAAGATACGGTTCCAGCTTCTTTTGTAAAATCTGAAAAGCCACTTCTTCTTCTTGATAATTTTGGAGATCCTTCTATTCCTATAGCGAAACGTATTCTTTCCTCTGTTGCATTGGGTGGAAAAACAGAGCGTCATGCTATTGTAACGGGTCCAAATCGTGGGGGCAAATCAAGCTCAATGCGTGGTATTCTCTTAAATGTAATGACGGCACATACATTTGGTGCTGTATTTGCTAAAAAGGGGCAATTATCTTATTATTCATGGATTGCCGATGGAATGAAATTAGATGATTTACCAGGCACAATGAGTATGTTTGAAAGGGAAGTCTCTTTTGCCTCTTCTATTCTTCATAAGAAGGGAGGATATGGACTTGTCTTATATGATGAACTCTTCCATAGTACAAATCCTCCTGACGCAATTCGAACAAGTGAACTCTTTTGTAGCGAATTATGGAAGAAGGATAACTGTGTAAGTATGGTAAGTACTCATGTATACTCTTTAGCAAAATCGGCCCCTTCTACTGTCAAAGCATTATGTGTAGGAGCAAAAAAGGAATTGAATAATATTGAATTTACATATAAGCTTCAGCGTGGTATTTGCGAGATAAGCAGTGTAGATTTATTACTTGGCCAATATTCTTTATTATAATTTATAAATGCGAAATAGATGTCTGGAGCTCAGCCCATAGGACTTGAAAATAGAAAAAATATTTTACCAAAGCCAAAAGTTCCAGGTTTACTTGGACCTGATTACAGTTATGCAGATGCAGTAAAATTACCAGGCGAAGTAGGAGTTCACGATGGAGATACAATTGATTCTGTTATTTCTGCTGTAGGTGGCGCAGCATATTATATTGATACAATTGGATTTGGCCAATCAAGTAATAAGTTCAGTGCAAATACAGGTGTTAAACCACTTGGTGTAAATGTATGGATGCCAACCGGCTTTACATGTAGTAATGGAGCTGATATGTGGACATATTTAGAAGGAATCCCAACAGGAAAGGCATTTGGTGGTAAAATGGCTGCTGGACTTGCTTCGGCAGGTTTACCTCAACTTCGTGGTTTAGCTCCTGGAATTTTAGAAGATGTTACAGGTGCTCTTGATCCTACGCCTATTATGTCAGCAGCATTTGGTACTGGATATCCACAATGTAGATTAACAACAAAACGTGTAGGCGACCAAGATGGAAAAATATCAAAAGTGGATGAGAATGGGGTTACTATATATTATATTCATAATCCCGAGACAGCTTTTAAAGGTGCAGATGGGTATTATTATCAATCTCGTTGGACAAAGGAAAGTGAAATAGACCAAGCAGAGTGGGAATCAACGGAGAAGATATATTGCCCGAATGGCGCAGCCAAAAATGGCGACTGTCCTTCAGAAGGATTTTGTTCACCTTGTCAAACAAATGAAAAAGTTAAACAACTTGTTTTACTAAGTGCTGCTGCTATTGGTATATTTGGCATTTTATATTGTATTCGTGCTCGATCTAAAAATTGACACAACGTCCTATTTGTTTAGAAAGTTATCTAATGAGTCAAAGGCGAATTCAAAAAGAATTACAGGACCTTCGAAAGGATGCTCCTTTGAATTGTTCTGCAGGCCCTATAAACACAGATGATATGTTTCGATGGGAGGGTATTATTGTAGGACCAGATGATACGCCGTATGCTGGTGGGATATTTGACTTGAAAATTCTATTTCCAGTCGATTATCCATTTAAGCCTCCGACGGTTACATTTACTACAAAGATTTATCATCCAAATATTAATCAAGCAGGAGGTATATGCCTCGATATTTTAAAAACACAATGGTCTCCTGCATTAACTATTTCCAAGGTATTGCTAAGTATATGTTCTATGTTGAGTGATCCAAATCCCGATGATCCCCTTATGCCAGAGATTGCGCATCAATATAAGAATGACAGGGAGGCATATACTGCTACAGCAAGAAGCTGGACTATTCAATATGCGCAAAAATCTTAGGCGTAAGGAGAATGAGTGATGTATTTCTTTTATTGCTATGCCTTGTCTTATTAAGTCTGACGCTCGCAATTGCTGTTCGATTAGGGGATACTTCTCTTGTATCATATTCAGAAGGACTGGAAGGGTTTGAAGGAATTCCTCCCGTGGCTGTAACAGCTCAAGTAGCATATGAACAGAGTGAACAAAATGGAACTGGTCCTACACGAACAGGCTCCTATGAACAAAAAACAAGTAACCCTAAAAGGACATCTGCACGTACTGGACAAATTATGGAACGTGAATTAATCAATCCTCCATTTGAAACATAGGTGTATTAGGTATTTCTGGCTCTACAACCTTTCTTTTTTTAGGAGGTTCAATATGCAATGTACCTTTTTTTACAGCATCCACGTCTTTCCAGAAAAGGGGGATATCGTCCTTCGACATACGAAACCATTCCGTATCTCGAATCACAGTTGTTCTGCGTATTTGTTTGAGAGCCCATGGATATGTTTCTAGCAAAAGCCATTCTGCGTTGTCAGTTGTCATTTCAGGTAATGAATGATATTCATATCGCATCTCATCGCTTTCCTTATTTATAAATAGGGAAATCCATCCTTCAGGTGCTGCGTGTGCTTTTTCATTTGCTTGGTCTAGTTTCACTTCTACATATTCGCATCTAGGAATATCACATACTTCCATTTGAATTTGCATTTGACACCAATAGTCAAAGGGTATATCATCTGTAATAGGTCTACTTGTAGGACATTTGATTTCAACAAGGGAACCTATATATTCGGAAGATCCTTCTGTAATAAGGCCATCTGGACTTGCTGCTAAGCCTTCAATGGTACGATGATAAATTCGTCCTAATTCTTGTATCTTACATTGCAGCATTTTTTCTAGAATTTCTTTTACAATAGGTTCATACCGAACACCCCAATCCATAGGACCTGTTTCTTCTTTTAAACAAGCAAGTCGTTTGGATGTTATTAGTTGAGGATTGACTTTCGATAAAATAAGAGCATTTCGTGCCTTCTGGCTTTTCCATATTGCAGATATTTCACTTGCTGTTAGGAGTGTGCTTTTTTGTAAATACCATTCCGTTGTCCTTTGTGGCATTTGTTCAATAGTTAATAGCCATTTCCATGAATCTATAGGGATTTTAGGTTCTTTAATTATTGTGTGAAAAGATGCGTTATACATATCAAGTCGAAAGCTAATAATTGCATCTAGAACACTCTCTTCATTGTTACCAAACTCACACATATCTTCGCATGCTTCTTTCCATGGTTCTACATACGAAACATGTGTAGCCAATGGATATATATCTTCTAGAGATGATACATATTTACAAGCACCTTTAAACATCGTGTGATATCTATACATGGCGCTGGGAAAAATCATATTTATTAGTTTGTACTTTTTCATATTTAGGGGGATACATCTGTTAATCCTCGTTTTGTATGAGGTTTTCGAAATGTAACACCCGTCTTTTTTTCTATAAGTTGTGATAAAACACGCCCATCTGCTGTCTTATGATATACAAGCCCCCTAATTTCTTGTATTTCTTCTTTCTCAGTATCATATACAACAGTTGTCTTGCTATTTAATAATTTCTTATCGAGACTACGATGAAGTAAATTTGTGAGGTATTCTGTATCTTCATCTGACAGATTTAATTTACTTTTCTCTGATGCAATAAATAGACTTAGACGATTTAATCGTAAACCTCGTTCTAATAAATGCCAGCGACGTTTATATGCTTGGCTAGCATTTAAATTCAAAAAATCAACTAAATTTGTATTCATTCCATACGAATCTGTCTCCTCTTGGGGTGCATCATCGGCCTTCCGTGTTTTATTACGGGATGCCTGCATTTCTATATATATAATATAGAATCTCTTAAGACCTTCCATAATATATCAACAGAACCAAAGGTACCTATTCGTATATCTTTTAATCCTTCTTTCCATCCCCATTCATCAGCATCACCATAATGAGTTGAACCTACCCAAAAAAAAGGTCGCCATATCTCATGTTTACATTCTGTTCCTTGTAATATATCGTTCCAAGTATAGAAATCAGAAATACATGTTTGTTTAGTATCGATTTCATATAAAACAATATCCTTTCTGCTTGTTGGAATATACTTTCCATATATATTATTTTCTTCAAAATGAGTTTTCACTATGATTTCAATAGGTGTATCTGGTATTTCCCATAGTTCTTTACCACCATTTGTCATAAACACCCAACATTTCCACATTTTACATCCTAATGATATATTTTTTGGGTTTTCTATAAAAAAAGGGATGAGGTACATTCTACATATATATGAGGGAGGGTTTTATACTACCATTCATTATTTAATTTAATATGCTGCGCGAAAAGGAATCTCTTTTTTTCTTGATATATAGTAAATGTTCGCGAAGGAATTTATACTTCGTAGTCGTAAAGAGACAAACGCAAAAGAACTTACAAATATACGACATGTTGAACAATGGCAAACAGACCCCCCTGCAGCTGATAAAATGTCTTTTTATGAAGATACTGCTTCGATACCATCCAGATTATATAGAGAATCGTTAGATAGATTACCTTCTTATTCTGTTACAGTAGAAGATAATGTTGAAGCAAAAGAATTAGAACGTCAGCGATATATTGTCCTTAGTCAAATACAGGAACTTGAAAAGAAGAATGATCCGAAAGATGCTGATATACTTCGTGATGCATATGCTACATATGAAACAATATTAAAAGGCGAAAAAATGGCATTTGCTGAATCAATTAGCGCAAATCCTTATTTTGATAAATATGATGTCGCTGGTGATTCTCGTAATATTGTACGAGAACTTCGTAGCGTTATTCATGAAGATATTGTTGATCGTGGTGTGAATGAATCTAAGAAACTTATGGAAAGAATGTTTATGCGTTAATCAAATCGCATCTCTATATCACATGTGTGTTTCTGAAGAACCTTGATAGGTGCTACCGAATCTCTTGTATGGCTTTGACGTTTTCTGGAAGATGTTGTAGATGTAGAATCGTTTCGTTGTTTATTTAATGTTCGCATAGCAGTATTCATTTCCTTTTCTATTTCTGGTTGATGGCCTTTTATATAGGTTAAAATATCCTTTTCTATAGCCCATTTGAAAAAATTAAGCTTACCTACTGTTGTCAAGAATGAATCATGCCCCGGAACTTGAAAAGAAATTCTCTCTCTACGGCAAAAGGGGTCAAAGAGCTTTTTACTATATGCTTTTAATTGATTTTTATAATCAATGTATACAACAAATTCTTGGCCACGTAGAATATACGATGTATTGTGTAGCCTTGCATAATTTGTAACAAACCAGTCTATAAGACGAAGACTTATATCACTTGTTCCTTTTAATAAATCTACAATTTCTTGTAAATCATCCCGATTGGAATAAAAACGTTGAAGACTTGTTATAACAATTTCTTGACGACAAGGAATCTTTTTACGAGTTTGTGAATCTGCAGATACAGTTGGTGGAAGGGTCATTGGTTGAACATTTACACTTGTATTCATTGCTGTTGTATCATTCCCGGATTTCTTAGGCCTCTCCTTTAGTAGATGGCTGATAGTTTATTAGAAGCCCCTTCGATACCTGTTGAAATGAAAGTATTTCATGGAGGGGGGCATCCGTGGACTGGAGTTGATAAACTTATGTTTCGAGGTGCTACTATAAATGAGTTATATAATACTGATACTAGTATATTTGATTGGGCAGAAGGTATTAATAATAAAGATGAACTAAGTGCCGCCCTAGATAGAAATCAACGTATATCTGGGTGTATGCTTGTTGACTTAACTGACACCGATACTGAATTTCGCAAAGTTAGAATAGAATGTATTGGTTTAGATAAAGATATTCCTGTTCTCACGCTTAAATATCCGTTAAATGATAATAAACTATTAGATACTTTATTTATATATGGAACTAATGGAAATGAATTAAGTTATATACAAAATGGTGTAGAATATCTTCTTATTTTTTTCACAACTGCAATGCGTCCTATTATACCCTTTTCACAATTACCAATTCGTGACGAAGAAGAAGGAGGAGAAGGAGAAGGAGAAGGAGAAGGAGAAGGAGAAGAAGGAGAAGGAGAAGGAGGAGGAGAAGGAGAAGAAGGAGAAGGAGAAGGAGAAGGAGGAGAAGGAGAAGGAGAAGAAGGAGAATCAAATGACTCTACATCAGCTGGATTACATGGTGTTCTGATTCTTGAAATAGAACCTAATATATTTATTCGTGATCCAAGTGACAAACGTATAAGGGAATTATTTACAGAGTCATTCGAACTAGATAAATTAACAAGGGGAGAAAAAACGATTCTATATAATGAATTATTACATGGTGATGTGGATGGAATATTAGAAATTATTAAGGATAATCCTACAATGTTTTATGACGAGTTTTGGAGCACTCTTATTGATAGAACAGGCGGTGTGGGAGATAGATTTGAAGAGCCAGGTATAAAGGCAAATGGTTATAGGAAATATCTTTTAAGAGAAGTATTAAAGAAAAAAGCTACCCTTTTAGAACAAGTTCGTGCTGAATTAAAACGTGGTACGTATGATGATTGTGAGTATACAGATGATGAAGGTGAAGATGATAATACTGGGCAGGATGAATATATTAATATCACAAATATTATTACACTAAAATCATTAACTCCTGGGTGTAATATACGAGAACCCATAGCAGTAGATACAGCAATAACATCTACAGCACCTACAGCAATAACATCTACAGCACCTACAGCAGCTACAGCAATAACATCTACAGCACCTACAGCATCTACAAGAGCTACAGCATCTACAGCACCTACAAAAGGACAAGGTACCACACGAAGATCTAAAAGACTAAAACCTTTAATAACACCTATAGTAACACTTCTCAATAAGATAATAGAGTCTCGTGATATTACAACAATTTCAAAGACGATAATAGAGATGGATAGTAAAATAGATGATTTACTTAAGGCCTGCTGTATAGGTTCTGATATATTCGTCAATATAGAGAAATTGCGAGGAGAAATAGAGGATCATGTAAAGAAATACAATAGTATGGTTGCAAAACAATCCAAAACACATACGATGGGCAAACTTATAGAAAAACTAACTGAACTAAGAGATAAAATATCAAACATTACACCACCCGCTGGTGGATATCGAAGTAAACATCGAAATACACGTAAATCACCTAAACTTTCGTAATGTTTCCAGTCCAAAGAGTAAAAAGAGTCCACTTAAAATAAAAAGAGCAATTTCTGTGCTAGCAAATTCAGTATGCTGATGTTCCATTGTTTCAAGTCTTGCAAAGAGGGTATCTATCTTTCTTTGTAAGGATGGTTCTACGTTTGATACTTCTACACGACTATGAGGTGTTTCTAATTCATTCCATTTCCACGGATTTGAATCTTTTACAGGAACACCAGCTGCTTTCTCAAGGCCAGCTTGTTGAAAAGATGCTAAAAAATCAGGTTGTAATGTATAGCCAGGATTTTGGCTTATAGATGGAGAAAAATTCGCAAATGATTCATCCGCTTCTGCTTTCCCAAAATAAGAAGCAATTGGTTCGGAGAGTTGAATATTTGTACTAGTCTCCATCTTTTCAGGAGGTGGTGCTAAGGGCTCTGCAGGACGGTCGGGGTCTTTTTCGGCACCCTTTAAAAAACTAAGTGCCGGTCCCTTACATTTCATAGCCTTTTTCTTCTCTTCCCTCTTTGCAATCTTCCCAGCTCTTTCAGTATTATCCGGAAATGCTTCATTTAGCGAACAGCCGGACGTAGCCATCTTCGCCTCTATATGTATATGTTAAAATCAAAGAATCCCGGCTACTTGTAGTTAGGATGATAGGAGGAGCAAAACTTCAAGAAGCCATTCTTGATTGGTCCAAACAATCCCATTTTCTTTTTTTATCAGTCTTTTCTTTTTTACTTATTATTTTAGCGACATTCCCTGATAAGGTACCTGTAAAGATGCGTGAACAAGCATCTACATTCCCTGGAAGGCTCTTACTCCTCCTTTTATTATTTATACTCTATGAAACATGTGGAACAGTAGCGGCTATTCTTTTTGCGATAGTCATTGCGTTACTTTGGGCAAATAAACCTCTTGGAAAACCAGTGGAAGGTTTCTGGGATGATATTAAAACAACATACATATCTGAAAATTCTCATAAATGGTTTAGCGAAAATCTTTTGAAGGAAAATACAAAAGAGATAGTGGAAGATAGGGTTGATACAGATGCAGTACAGGATAATAAAATGGGAAAGGCGGGTGTATCTTCAAAGGTAGAAGTGTCGATGGGAAAGAGTTCTAGATAGATGCAAAACCAGAAGCAACTTCAAATAATTAACTAAACTGCCATGAATGTACGGTAGTTTAATTAAGTTTGATACTTCACGGTATATAAGGAAGCTTCCTATAAGTTAGATGGAAATAGATAACGAACTTATCTTACAAAGAGTACTTTTACTTCTTCTCTTTGTATGGTGTTGGCAAATTGGAACTCATTTAGAAACTCCATACCCTTCTGTTCTTGTAGAAGCATACGCAATACCCCTTACAAGAATTGGACTTTTACTTCTTGTACTCCTTGTTTCTGTATGGTCTATGCCTCTAGGTGTACTCACAGCACTTGCTTTTGTATGTCTTGGAACAGATGTTCTTTTCTTTGGAAAACCCTCAATGACTGAATCCATTGTACAGTAGATGAGCCTTCCGGGCATCATAAGTTCTTTACCAGCAGTTACATCAATGAACCCAATGGATATATTAATGGCCAGTATCAATTCAAATCCTTATTTTATAGGTATTATGATGGTGCTTTTAAATATTGGAGGCCGTTTCTTATCATTAGAAATTAGTAAAGAACAAGAAAAGTTTCTTAGTACACCTATTGTTCGTCGATTTCTTCTTTTTGCCATTTTATTTGTAGGTACTCGTAATATTATTATTGCTGGGTGTCTAACTATAGTATTAATTTTATTAATTGGATATTTATTTAATGAAAATTCTGACTTATGTATATGGCATTCTTGTAGTTATAAACCACCGGCAGCCTTTCAACAAGTATCTACAAACCTTTCTGCAGAAGAGTATATGATATATAAAAGGTTACATGATAAAATACAAAATCAAACTGTGAAAGAAGCACCTTCCGAAGAACAACGTACATCGGAAGAACCTTCTGCATATTCATATTATTTAAAATCTATTCAACAACTCGGTATTACACATTAAGACTAATGGTTGCACCTACAGGAGGTAGGGCACGTTTTTTACGACGTGCGGATGTACCAGTTCCTGTAGAATCAGCTTGACTTTGCATATCAAAACTTACAATAGAAGCTGCTCTGGAAGCTGCTGCTACTGCAGGTTGAGTTGCAAATCCACCCGCTGATTGAAATTCATTTCGTTCAGCTGCTTCAGCAAGCCTTGCTTCTTCAAATGTTTTAAGAATATCGTCTACACCACTTGGTCCAGACATTTCCCTGCGGGCTACTTGTTTCAGAGGGGCAGGAGGAACAGGAGGAGGAGGAGCAGGAGCAGGAGTAGAAGGAGCAGACGTTTGAGGTCTTACAGGGCTTTCTGCAGATGCAGCAAAAAATGCACCCGTTGGTGCTACAGGAGTAGAAACAAAAGGGCCTGTCCCTACAGGAATATTATTAGGTTGTTGTGAGCCCATCGCCATCCCCATGAAATTACCAAATCCAGGTCCAGCCTGTTGTGCCGCTGCCGCTGCCATTTGTTTAGCTAACTCTGGATTCTTACGTAATACATCATCCATAGAAGGCATTTTAGACCTAAAAAATGTATTGCTGACGTGGCACATAAAGCCACTACCCCCAATTGCCATGATTAAGCGCATTTCAGGTGACATCTTTCCGCGATCCTTATATTTATCATATAACTCTTCAAATATTTCATCAAAATCCTCGATATTTTCATGTGTTGATTCAGACCAACCATCTAATTTTAAATCAAATGGGTCAAAACGACCATTTAACCATTCCATCCCAGTAATTGCTCCTACAAGCATTTGACGTTGAAACTTGATACTTGTTTCTAATTGCCTTGCATCAACTAGACGAAAATATTCTGTTTTCATCTCCTCCAACCCATTGTCCATTGTAAACTTGCGAGAAACAGGAAATCCCTTCGATTCTAAACGCTGAAGTTTATTTAAATAGTCTGATTTATCCTTTTTCTCCTGTTCAGGGTCACGTGTCGCTGTAGACAGCTGAATACCAGGATTAGTAGATGTTTGAGAATTACTAAACATATCACCAAATATGCTACCCCCTGATGCTGGCTGAGCCTTAGTAAAGTTTACTTCTACTGGTTTTCCACCATATGAGTTCATATCAATTGGAAGGGCATCCGTTGGTCCAATATTAAATGATAAATTATCAATAGGTTCAAGGGGGCTTATTTCAATACCTTCTAACCCGGATGATCCAGTAAATATATCCATTGGTGCTGTTCGTTGGGATGGAGTAGATGCTGGTATATGAATTGTGCGTGGTGGTTCGGATGAAAATTGCACCGCTGAAGTATTTAGTTTGGAAGCTCCAGCCGAAACCTTTGATGGGTTTGATATAAGAGATAAACCAAGGTCGTCACCTAAATCACCTGAACCCAGATCACCTAAATCTATCATAGACCCTAATCCTCCTGACCGGGAATCTCCCCCAAGAGCAACCCTTTCCATTTCAGCGATCGATACACTCATCTTCTTCTTCGTTATAGACTGCTATTTAGGTTAGCAACTTTGACGCAGCATCCATGACCATACATAGACAATCTGCCAAGTCGCTGCGCTTTTTTTGATTCATAAACCAATTACCTCCTCCATTACATGCTAAAATAAGTTTGTTTTCTTCAAATGCCTTTTGAATACGAATTTCAGATGCATGTTTTCGCTCTGTATATCCTTCATCCCCTTTTGTAGCTCCTATTGTCTTTTTTCCAGCATGGACAAGGAGAACTTTTGGTGGTCCTGGAAGCATTATTCGTAATGTAGCAAATAACATCATTTGAACTGATTTCATAACTGGATTCTTAAATGCGGGTTGGTTTTCTAAATATATATAATTACATGATGAAAAAAGTTCTTTATTTTGTGTAACTACATTCTTTATTCCATCATGAATTGTTTCTAAATCAAATGCTTTTACTTTAGGATTTGCTATTTTTGGAAAACAGAACTTTTCTTTTAGGAAGAGTATAGATGATTCTTTTGTTTTAGATTGTTGTATTGTTGCACCGGAGGCCTTTGCTATTTGTTTTAATAATTGCGCAGGCGGTATTTTTCTAAGAAGATTACCTGAAAGGTCGCGCAAGGCTGGTGTTAAAGAAGGGCAGTGTGTTACACAATATAGTGTATTGTCTTTTTGATAGCTAGCCTTTTTCTTACATAATTCGCATATTGATTTTTCAATTTCTTCTTCAGCACTAGTGCCTGTAAGGAGATTTTCATTTGTCCATCCACGAATAGTTGATTCGGAGCTACGAATGTCAGCACAACACCATGCAAGATTCTTAATTCCAATATCAAAAGCAAGTATTCGTAGCATTCTAACATATTTTCATTCTTCTTTATTTAACCCCATTATACTTTAGCAGATGTAGCAGATGTAGCAGATGTAGCAGATGTAGCTGCTGCGGCAGCTTTAGATGCATTACGATAATTATACAAAAATAATCCTCCAATTAAAGCAATACCTGTTAATATATACCTTACTCCTGATTCTACACCTGAATTACTCATTCTTCTTTATGAAAAGATTCCTCTTACTGTATTACGTCCTCCTAAATACTCTGTTGTAACCATGGGTTTCGCAGGAATATTAAGACTTGGTCGAGATGGAGCAAATGTACCAAAGAGTTCAGGGATTGTTTCAACACGTTTTGTTCCTACACCCTTTAAGGAACCTTGTTTAACAAGACATTCATATTCATTACATTGTACATATCTTGAATGAGGCATATCTACGACAGGATTATATGGTAAACCGGCTCCTACTTGAGATGCTTGTCTGGCCCTTGATTGTCTTATAATATCAGATGCACTCTTCTGGAGAAATTGTTTTGTAGCAAATTGAAGTCCTGTTGGTATATTTAGTTCACATTTTGAACGATAATCTGTTACAAAGCGGCCATCTGACATTGGTGCTGCCCAACCGGGATATCTAGAATCTTGGGTAGGGGTTGTCTGCTTTTTAGGTACAGTTACCTTTTTTGCCTGTACTTCTATAGCATATGTATCAGGTGTTGAAAAATACCATGGACTTTGTTTTTGTCTGAATCCGTCGTTATCCATCTATATCTAATACAATAAGTTGTATTGGATATATATTATAGTCTTTAGCGGATTTAAGACCTAGACTTTTGCTTAGACTTAGTCTTAGACTTAGACTTAGACCTTTGTTTTTGCCTAGACTTTTCCTTAGACTTAGTCTTAGACTTAGACTTTTGTTTTTGCCTAGACTTTTCCTTAGTATTTTTCTTTTTATAGCCACCCATTTGGCTGTCAGCAGTCATTTCGCTAACAGCATTCTTTACATTTTCTTGCGCAGCATACATTGCATTTACAGCAGGAGTGGGTGCATTAGGAGGCATAGTATTAAGGGCATTGGTAACAGCAGTAAGCGCATTATTGGCGTTATTGACAGCCTTGGCGTTCATGGGAGCAGCGGAGTTCATGGGAGCAGCGGAGTTCATTTCTTTCTATATATGAAATATATTTTACGCGTATCCTATGTAGGGGGCGTAGGAAGTTCAGCTAATGTAACAGAAAAACCACCTGTATCGCCAGCAACCGGTTCACCGGGAGTTTCCAATCCACGGAGAGAATCAATTAAATCCTTTTTCTTAACACTATGTACAGTTAGTCCTTTTTGCCGTCCAAGCACTTGTAATTCCTTCAAACTCATAGATTCATAATTTGCATCCATCTTAAGGGGTTCCTTCCTTTCTGTTTCCAATGGCATCTCTTTTAGCATCTCTGAGTATTTCTCCTCGTCAATTGTATCAACATCATCCTCATTTAAGGGTGTTACATTTGATACAGGTTCGACATACTCTGGGCCAACCATATCAGCACCAAGCAAAGAAGCCTCTGTGCTCATTTTTAATGATAATAAAAGATTCTCTAGTAAACTAACACGCTTCTCATTTTGAACCATACGACTATATATATAAAAGGTCACCGCACCAAAAATTATGGCAAGGAGAATACCCACTGTGACCGAATCATTTAATACCCCTGTCATTCTCTGGTCGGAAGCAAGGAAAGCTTTTCCAGAAAAGAGCGCACTATGTTGTTTTTTTTAAAGTATATGTTATAGCGGCAAGATTCATAATGGTTAACAATGCTATAATTCCTATATCAGACCCAGTTACTAAAAGTGGTATAGCATTTGTAAGAATCATAATAAACACACCTATCGCTGTTATATATGTCGCATATATAGGAACTTTATTTATATTTAACTTGTTTAAAAAGGAAAGGGATGTGTGAAGAGAACCTAATTCATATAAGTAACGTGTATTTGATAAGAAAACAATAAAACTTGTAAGTAACATGTAAAATCCAATAGAATATTTTGCAAATGTATGAACTCCTTTTCCAAATACGCTTTCTACAATATATATAAAACTGTTATTTAAATTTTTTATAGAATGTTGTGAGGCTGTCTGTATAAATGATAAGCCTAGACCAAATACAATACATAATGACAATATATTTGATATATAAAAAGCAGAAGGAACATATACACCCTCTTTTGTTTCATCTGTAAATTTTATTATAGCATCAAACCCTGCCAGGATATAAAAGAAGTATATGAAACTCATCATAATATTTGTTTTAGAAGGTGTAAATTCATTTAATTCATGTATAGAAGAATATCCATATATGGCAATTATAGATAATATACATAGGAGTATACTAGATAGCACATTTACTATTTGTTTATTTATCTGTATACCCTGTAATGAAAATGCAGTCATGGCTGATAACATAAGAATAGAGACCCATACATGATTTGTATAATTTAAATTGTCAAATAATATATCTGAACATAATACAAGTGTAATAGCTATTGAAAATATATTAAATATAAGAATACATGCTGTTGAAATATAAGACATTGTTTCACCAAACACTTCTTTTATGAATTCTGATTCGGCATTATTCTTTTTAAAAAGTGTATAGGCTTGTTCATATGAATATGAAGAACCTAATAGTATTGCTCCAGCGGCAAATAGAGGTATTGGCCAATATTTCCCACCGGATGTAACAGCATTTCCAACTAAATTAAATCCACCAGCACCTACAATAGAAGCTGTGCCAAAAAGAACAAGATCTATTAATGATAGGGATTTATCCATTCCCCTCTACTTGTACTTTAAGTATCAAAGTTAATTACACTACCCTTTTGGGGCAGTACTAATATGCTTTATACACTCACGGCACTTTCATTCATTATTACAGCGCAATTAAATAGTGTGTTCATGAAAAATCTTCATCGGTGTAAAGCAATACGTATATATAGCATAGATGGCTTATTTAACTGTAGCAATACCCACAATGAAAAGGTGGAGTTTTTTGAAAGAGAGTATACCTATTTATTTGAATAGACCTGAAGTAGGAGAAGTTATTATATGCGATGAAACAGGAGAGGATGTGAATGCTATTTCATTATCATCGTTTCGTTCACATCCTAAACTTCGATTGTTTATAAATGATTCTATTCAAGGTATTTATAGGAATAAGGTAAAGTGTATGAACCTAGCAAGGTATAGATGGATTGCTTTGCTAGATTCAGATAATTATTTCATGGATGATTGGTTTGAGAGATTAAATAGTGTGATTGAAAAGGAAAATCCTAAAAAAATATATGCAAGTGCTTCTTTCCTAACAAGTAATTTACATACGGGTATAACCGAAACTCCAGCAGCATCTTTCATAAATACTCGTATAAGAAAAGCCAATTGGAACTCGATTCTAGAACAAAAAGGGTGGAATATATTATTAAATGATGGAAATTGGGTTATATCAAAAGAAGCATCTGACGTTTTAACAGCTGGTAAACATAGCCTTTCTTTATATGCGGCTGATGCAATATATATGTTACGTGAATTTATAAAGAATGGATATGAAATATGGTATGTACCTGGATTAGATTACATCCATACAGTTCATTCTGAATCTTCCTGGCTTTTAACAGAAAAACAATCCACAAGAATTCTGACTACAACATCTTGGAGACTTTGATTTAATTTCATGCAATTAAATAATAAGCGCTAAGAAAACCAGCTTAAATAAAATTGATATTTGCTATATGGTTCTTCCAATGTATCAATGTTTCCCGGTATAATAAAACAAATAGAAGTTGATACAGACCCTGTATGGTCTCTTTGGGAGAAAAAAGAAAATCCGATGAAACAGGCATGTGATAAATGTGCCGATATGGATTTTAGAGATAGCGATGATATTATAACGTGTATCGCATGTGGAAACGTAATTGAACGAAGCCTGTATATGGGCGCTGAATATAGATTCTTTAGTGCTGATGATAAGGGCGGCGCAGACCCGTGTAGGGTAGGTGCACCTACAGACCCACGATTTGCTGATTCATCCCTTGGAACGATTATTATTGGAATTGGTCGTGGCGGTCATTCTACAGCAAGAAGCGCGATGATGCGTATTCGGCGTTTTCATACATGGTCTATGTTTCCATATAAGAAACGAAGTCTACTTCAAGTATTTGAACAAATGAGTTTAGCAGCATCGAATCATGGCATTGAATCGAGGGTGATTGAAACCGCGAAGGATTTATATATGCAACTTGTGGATCATTGTGATAAACGTGGATTATCACGTTCCTCTGTTGTTGCATCTTGTATTTATAGTGCATTGAAAATGGCTGGTGCTCCTAGGAAACCAAAAGATGTGGCTGATATGTTTCATCTCCAAAATGCCCAATTTACAAAGGCATTTAAGGACTTTCAGTGTGTGTTAGCTCAAGCCAAACAAAAGGGGTTATTATCGCAGAGTGCAATTATTCCCTCTCAGTTACGAACAACACGCGCATCCGATTATGTGGCATATCCATTAAGTAAGTTATCTATACCGCGTTCTGAATCAGAAGAACTTCGTGATATTTCTATTCGAATTGCGGATAAGGCAGAAGATGATGAATTGAGCACAGAGAATATGCCATCTAGTTTGGCATCTGCTGTCATAGCATATGTATTACATCGATGTGGATATACGACAATTACAATTGAAATGATTGCTTCAGCATGCGATGTTAGCGAGGGAACCCTTCTTAAATGTCTCCGACGCCTTGAACAATCAGATTCAACTTTGATGGAATGTATACCTAAGCAAAAACGAAAGGCCAAGTAGTATGGGAGCAGGAGCTTCTTTAGGAAATCAGACAGCAAGGAGTCTTGCGAAAGATATGTTAAATGGTATATATGCTAATACAAATATAGCACAATTTATGGAATTATCAAAACGTTCTTCTTGTTCTAAATTTGCTTTTGATTATAAGGAATCATTATTGAAGCATATGAAGGAAACACAGCTATATCCAATGCGAGGAGAAAAAGGTATTATAGGTGTTTTACCTTTGGAGAAGCTTACTGCTACTGTAGCTACAACACCTGATATGGCTTCTCTTTTAAAACGAAGAGATGAATTTTGTGTAGATGCAGGGTATCTATATGTAAGTATTTTTCAGATTTATTTTGCCCTTGCTATTAATTTATTTGATGAAAATCCTGTGCGAACAGCGATGCGAGGAGGAGGGATTCCTCAATCAGCATTTAAAACCGCCGAAGAGAAAAGATTTTATGATAATTTGGAGGAGAGCATGTTGTCTCCTTTTAGTGAATTAAAAAATCTAGTTACTAAATTTACTTCATCTTCACGTAAACTTCTTCTTACACTAAATGATTCATCAAAAGCAACCGTTGAGTTTAATGGCTATGATATATTAGATAAAAAAGAATCAAATAATATAACGATTCCAGGAATTTATGGGGCAAAGGATACACCTGTGAGTGTTAGTTTTACTCGTAAAGTCGAGGATACTACTACATATATCACACTTAGTATAGAAGATATTGAAATTATTCATTTCAAAAAATTTAGAGGGCCATGGAGGTATACCCTTGACCCAATTACAGATGATACAGATTATTATACGGTGACAACGAATTTGAATATACCAAACTTGTTGGAGAAGTTAAATAAACATTTTAATGAAGAACAAGTAAGTGGTAAAAAAACAGCAACTACATCAACAACAGGTATATCTGTAGCGAGTGGGTCATCAATGTATATAGGATTTGATAAAACGCGAACTATATTACAAGGCGCTCAAAGTGGAAAAACAGAATACCCTATTGCATATGCAATTGGACGAGCACTTACTGTATTATATCCTCTTGACAATCGTGATTTAACAACTACAAATCAACGTTTTTCACAGATTTGTAAGAAGACACTCGATTTTGAGAAGAATGGCTCTTATTTACCAAAAGAGGGTAGTCCTATTAAAGATAATATTTATTATGCAAGCCTTATAGGCTTATATTATGATGAGTATATATTACAAGGAGACAAAGTTACATTTACTAAAAGTTCGGGTGGAAATAAGGATTTAGAAGCTGCGTCGAATGATTTATATACATTATATACAAATAAAACTGATTCATCAGGAAGCAGCTTTATAGAAAAAGGTAATTTTAGGAAAGTAGATGATGAGATTTGTAAGGCACCTGGTAATTTGATTTTTACTTCACCTCAAGCTGTAGATACTCTTATGAAACAAGTTATTACAAAATTATTCGCATTACAAAAGGATTATAAAACAAATGCTGAAAGACTTATTCAGAAACTTTTTAAAATACAAGTTTTAACAGGAGCAGATGGAAAACATACAGTAAGTATTGACTTTGCGCCTGGAATCTTACGAGCGGGGAGAGTAGAATTAGATAAGATACGTGTAGAAGCAAGAAAGCTTTTATTGAACTATTATATGACGGCAGATTCTTATTTCTTTTGGGCCATTGATTTTATAAAGAAGAATCCAACTTTGGTGAGGACCTTATAGGGACAACCTTTGGTGAGTTCCTTATAGGAACAACCTTTGGTGAGTTCCTTATAGGAACAACCTTTGGTGAGGACCTTATAGGGACAACCTTTGGTGAGGACCTTATAGGGACAGAGAGATGTAACATTTCAGTATAGTATGATATATTATATCATAATATACTCATTTGTATATATTATTAATTAGGGGCATTTAGATGCTTCATCGGCAGCGCATTTTTGTAAACATTTAGAACAATAAAATTTAATATCAGATAATCTAGCACCGGTTTCTAGCCAATTATGATCTCCCCCTTTGGGGCATGCGCCACCACCCTTCATTTTCCTCAT